TATTTTAGATTGGCAACCAGTTAATAAAACTTATAATTCAAATAGTTTTAATATTGATACCACATGGTTAGTACCTCAAATATATTTTATTGATATTAAGGTCGAAATTAATGGTGAAATAAACATATACAATGAAGAATTGAAATTCATTGTCCCAAGTAAAATGAAAGGATAATGGTATTAACTTATATAAACCCACTCAATAAAAACTATAAAGGTGAGTTCACCTATGAGTTTTTATTCTCAAAGACAATGGAAATAAATTTTGGTGAGGATTGGGATGTAACTCCAGCTGCAAGCGGTAGCTTAACGCCACCACCAATAGATGAAATTAGTTGTGTTGGTATTATTAAAAGTGAGGATATTGAATTGGAATTGGCGCTTGAATCCGATCATTTTTCTATGTACGACTGCGTTGAAAGAATTATAGCGATGGGTTGGGAAAAAGAATCACCAGCCAATGAAGAAAGATTGGTGTTTCATTTTGGTGAATCACTTGAAAGTATCAAGGAAAAATTCTATAGCAGGGATAAAATAATTGACATTATAAAAGAACAATAATATGAAAAAAGTTGATTTTATTGAAAAAATAAAAGAAAATATTAATAAACCAGGTGGTGTTTTAAAAGCCATTACTGACCCAAACCAAATGAAACTGATAAACACAAATTTAGACAGTATTCAGAAAAAATTACAAGCTATGGGTATGATGGAAGAAGACATCGCTGAAGCTCTTAATATGGGTAAAGATTATAACGACCAAACTGAATTTTTTAGGGATATGATTGATAATTTGATGCATCGTTATTACGGTGTTACATATTATAATCCAGCGGTTGATGAAAAACCAATGAAACCGTCTGAACCCGAAAAACCAGAAGATAGCCAACAACTTAGCCTCTTCCCAAAAGAGAAAAAAGTTGAGGAGCCAAAAGAGGAACCAATCAAACCTATATCACAAATGTCAGATAGTGAATATAATGAGTTTGTTCGTCAAAGAGCTATGTACGGTCACAACAATTTATTCTATATCATTAACAGAGTTAAAGACGCTGAGGAAAAATTAAAAAATGGTTCACCAGATGAAAATGGTGTGTCTAACCCATTGAGAATCCCATACTTAGCTTTACAAGACACCAAAAGAGTGATGGAAGAAGTAAAAAATATTAATGAAAATTTTGCCAATTCAAAAATGTTTAGTATTATTGCAGAGTCGGAAACACCGAAAATCTCAAAGCAAGAGATACTTGAATTTTTAAAAGACAAATAATATGAATACAAAACCAAACGAAACTGAAACACCAGTTATCACCCCAACGATAAATCCAACACAGGATCCATCGAAAATCAAATTCCCAAAACCTGCGGTAAAACCAAAACCTCAGGCTTAAAATTTGGTTATTAAAAAACTTTTACTTATCTTTGCCCTGTAAACTAAAATTACAGGGCTTTTTTTATGAGAAAAATTAACATAAACCTAGAAGGTTATTCACCAATCATTAATCCGAATATCCTAAAACGTGTCGCTAATCGCAACCACACAATGGCTAAAATGCCATATTACCCAAAAACAAACGAACCCACTAAATTATATGAGGAGGATTTGATTGAGGGTCGTTTTAAGGAACTATCTGATTCGTATTCAAATACTTTTGAGACCGATAAAGACAAAATCAACCCAATGGCGGTTATGATGAATGCTGGTGGTAACGGTATGAAGATTATGGGTATTGAGAAACCCAAAAGACTTCAGTTATGTCGTTTAGTTGAAAAAATAGCTAGAGAACAATATAACCTTGATAAAGATGAGGTTTTATTCGATTTGGAAATTGTTGATGTTGGTGGTTGTTCACTTCCAGAAGAAATGGATATCGAAAAAGAGGTTACTGATGATTTTGAACAGACGAATGATTTAGATATCCTTAAAAAAAGAACGATTAACGCTTTATCACAAGGTGCTGCGTTAAAATCACACTACATATTTCACTTGTATCACGATGAATTTGAGGAATTATGTCCTGGTATCACAGAAATATACCAAAAAGCCTTAATCGCAAACGACTTAATTTATTTTATGTTGGATGATGATGATTTAAACGGTCAATTAGCCGATGGGGATGATTCAGCCAATGCTGGTTATTGTAAATTAAACTTTGATGGTGATATCCCAGTTATTGAAGCTAAGGCCATTAGTGCGCCAATATTAATTCATGAGGTATCAAAAGCCATCATATCGTTTTTATCTATCCCAGGTATTCAAAACATGGATCAAGAAACAATCGATGAGACTGATTTTGTTATGGCTGAACTTTGGGATATTAGATTTGGGCCCTCAATTTGGGCTGACTTCCATAGTTGTATTGATTTTGATGATTATGACGTTAAGAAACTAGTCATTATGGAGCTATTTAAGCTCGATTCTAGTGACTTTATTGATTTTATGGGGTATGTTCTCAAAGACAAAGAAAAAGCCAAAAAAGAGATCAAATATATCGTTAAGGATATACGCAATAAAATCATCAATTACCAATTTGATCAGGATTTACCAGACATTGATTTAAGCGAATTAGGTTTATAGTAAAATAAAAACTATTTATATGAAAAGATAATTAGTGAGTATTACAGATAAGAGACAACTTTTAATAGAATACGCTAAATGCGCATCAAACCCATCTTATACAATCGAAAGTTATTTTGAAACATTCGATAAAACGCAAGAGGGGTTTGTTCCATTTAAACTATTTGATAAACAAAAGTTATTAATAAGCAATTACGAAGAAAATAGATTTAATCTAGTTTTAAAGTATAGACAGGCTGGTATATCAACAGTTACAGCAGCATATGCCGCAGTTAAAACAGCTTTTGCTCTATCAGATAACCCAGAAAGAGTTCTAATCTTAGCAAATAAACAAGAAACCGCAGTGGAATTTTTAAATAAAATCACTGGGTTTATTAAGCAATTACCAGATTGGGCTGCAATTTCATTCGATAAATCATCCCAAAAACACGTTAGATTATCTAATGGTTCGGAATTAAAAGCCGTTGCAACATCTACGGATGCCTTGCGTGGTTATACACCAACAATCATGATCTTGGATGAGGCTGCGTTTATCGAGGGTGGTCAAGCGTTATGGTCAGCATGTTTGGCTGCGATTGGTACGGGTGGTAAAGCATTCTTAATCTCAACACCAAACGGTCTTGATGAGATTTATTATGAAGCATATGAAGGTGCAATTAGTAACACCAACAAATTTAAAATCACACATTTAAGATGGTGGCAAGATCCACGTTTTAATAAAGATTTACGTATGATCAAAACAAATGACATGATCACGTGGATTGAGAAACCAGAAAATGAAAAAATAGAACCTATTATTGAGGGTGCCAACACATTGCATTTTGATGCGATAATGAAATTAATTGATGAGGGCTACAGGCCACATTCAACCTGGTATGAAAATATGTGTAGGGATATGAACCTAAACAGAAGGATGATCAACCAAGAGTTGGAGTGTGCGTTTATTGGTTCTGGTGATAACGTGATAGAGGGTGAGGTTCTTAGAAAACAAGAAACTGATAATGTACAACAACCCGCATTTAAAGCTACCGAATGGGACAACAATGTTTGGGTCTGGCAATTACCACAAAAAGGTCATAGATATATCCTAGCACTGGATGTTTCACGTGGTGACTCTGAGGACGCTACAGGTATGTGTATCATAGATTATGATACATTTGAACAAGTTTTAGAATATCATGGTAAAGTACAACCAGATATTGCAGCACAACTAGTTGATCAATACGGTAGGATGTATAACGCTTTATCCACATTTGATATTACTGGTGGTATGGGTATTGCGGCAACATCAAAACTAAAAGAAATTGGCTACCCCAAAAACTTACTCCACTATGATAATGTTGGTGAGAGTAATATTTTTTGGATGCCACCACCAGATGCAATACCAGGTATAAACTTTGCTTCAAAAAATAGACGTGGTCAAATTATAGCCGCACTAGAAGAAGCTGTGGCTAGAGGTGGGTTTAAAATCAGGAGTGAGCGTTTGGTTGCTGAATTAAAAAAATTCATATATAAAAATGGTAGACCAGATCACATGAAAGGGTCACATGATGATTTAATTATGGCGTTAGGTATGTGTTTATTTGTCGCCAACACATCATTTAAAAAATTACAAGAATCTGATAACATGACAAAAGCCATGTTAGATAGTTGGAAAGTAAATAATCATGTACCAGAAAATAAAACGCAATATTTATTAGATAATGACACAATAAGTTCAAGCGTAACACCCAATAAAACCTATAATAATCCAAAAGAATTGCTAAGTAATAACAATAATTTGCAAAATACACGTGACTTTTCTTGGCTTTTTGGTAATATTAACAAAAGATAATCATCGCAATGGCAAACAAAAAAATAATAGCATCCAAAATTAACGCCACTGGTGCGATGAGGCAATTTTCGCAGGGTGGAAAAAGCAAAGGTTTATTCGATCAAATTAGCGATAAAGCACTAAAAAAAGCGTACTGTTCTATAGACAATGATAGTATAACAACATACGTCCAGAAAAAAGAATGGATTGCTAATTTAAGTGAATATTTATACCCACCCTATGTTGAGTGTGAGTATGTAATGTAAAAAAAATATTATGGCAGATAAATTAACAGTATTTCAAAAATTAGGTAGGGTTCTTGGTGGTGAATCGGAAACCCCAACTTATATAATAGATCCTAAATCATTTGATGGTTTGGAGAAAAGTGAATTTGAGCAAAAAAAATTAGAGGCTCAACAAACGCTTTATTTACAAAATCAATGGAAGAAGATTGATAATGAATTGTATCAAAAAGCAATTTATTACGAACCAACCAGAATTGCATCATATTATGATTACGAGGCGATGGAATACACACCTGAGATATCAGCGGCTTTAGATATATTTGCTGATGAAGCCACAACTGCTGATGAAAATGGTAGAATATTAAGAATATACTCTGAAAGCACTAGGATTAAAAATGAATTAACTGAATTTTTTGAAAACACTGTTGACATCAATACCAACTTAACTAGCTGGGCTAGAAATTTGTGTAAATATGGTGACAACTTTGTTTACAATAAAATAGTACCTAAAAGGGGTATCGTTGGCGTTAGTCAATTGCCTAATGTTGAAATCACTAGAACTGAACCAGGTTTTACACAAATAACAAATTACGATGATTATCAAAAAGAAAAAGCAACCAAGTTTTTTTGGAAAGATAAAAATATCGAATTCAATTCATTTGAGATTTCCCACTTTAGATTATTAGGTGATGATAGAAAATTACCATATGGTACCTCATTACTTGAAAAAGTTAGGAGGATATGGAAACAACTATTATTAGCCGAAGATGCGATGTTAGTTTACCGTACAACTAGAGCGCCAGAAAGACGTGTATATAAAATATACGTTGGTAATATGGACGATAAAGATGTTGATGCGTATGTTGATAAAATAGCCAATAACTTTAAAAGAGTTAATATGGTTAATTCATCAAATGGGCAACAAGATACTAGATATAACCCACTTGCTGTTGACCAAGATTATTTTATTCCAGTAAGGGATCCAGGTTTAGCTAACCCGATTGACACTCTACCAGGGGCTACAAACCTTTCTGAGATTGCGGACATCGA